AGGCTCAGGGCAAACTCGACGATTTGCAGCAGGATATGGATGAAACTGCGAACGCAATCATACGTCAAAAAAACAAGATGGATGAATTTGCAAACTCGATGAAAGACCTTTTTGAGGATGTTCGGGAGGGAATTGCAGATGCCATCGTAGAAGGAGAAAACTTCAAAGGAGTGCTTGAGTCCATTCTTAAACAGATAGCAAAAAGCCAAATCATGAAGGCCATAGGTTCTTTCGGTACGGAAGACACAAAAGCTAGCGGCCTACTGTCTTTGTTTACCAGAGCCAAAGGAGGTCCAGTTACTGCCGGAAGGCCGTACATGGTGGGGGAAAGAGGTCCAGAACTTTTTACTCCTACCGGAAGCGGATCGATTATCCCAAATCACAGAATGTCAACAGGGACCAGAACGGTAAACGTAGTAAACAATTTCTCAATAGATGGAGGCGATAAACGAGAAATGCAACAAATGATTGCATCCTCGGTATCTGCTTCCGTGAGTTTGGCAGTCAACAAAATTCAAGATAACAAGCGAAGGGGGATAATGTAATGCCTACCATTCCAGTAGCAAACTCTCTTTACACGGGACCGCAGTTTAGTTCGTTCCGCGTAACAAGGACTAAAAGCACGCCGTCGAC